CCAAAAGTTATAATTTCTCTTTGAAGGTCATACATGTCCTTCTTAATGTGTATCGCACCCACCGAAAACCTTTGAGCAAGTATCTCTTGGATCCGGTCTCTTTTCGACATTCTGTTACCTGGTTTTTCAGCGCAGTACTTGACAGAGAAGTCATTACGCCTGCGCATTTCCGCCATAAGCGCTTGAAATATTGGGCGAGACATTGTAGTCTCCTCGATTGTAAAAAGGGAAGGGTGATAGATGTTATTAAGCTCGAACAAGTGATCAACGATTCCCTTCTTATAATCTCCTGGGATACCGAGAACAGGGAGTGAACGCTTGCGTACATAGTTAATAACATATATATTGTTATCAGTATCAACCCCAAGAGTAAGTAGAACACTGAAGTCGCTATCCCTACGAGTAGAATCTGTAGCGGGGTCGACACCCGTGAAAATATTGACCGGCTTGACATCCCCATCTGATGTGTGTATATACGATATTCCTGTTTCGTCATCATGGATAAAATCGCCCTCCCAATACTTGATATGATTTCTAGTAAATATTGCATCGTCTTCATTCTGAACTTCCATCATGTATTCTTGATAGAACTTCTGTGGCTGGCCAGAATCTGAATAAAACTTTTTCTTTCTCTCCATCTCCTTGTGACCGAACCAACTCGGCCATAAAGGAGTCCCATCTCCCTGTAATGCTTTGTAGGTTATCACTTTCCAACTAAAGTCTTTGCCTTCAGCCACTGCCCTGTCGTGGTTGACCAGAATGTTGTTAATAAAAGAATCGAAATGCACAGGAGTTCCATTGATCCTAAGACGACCCGTATGGGGCTCCAGAGCAGGAAATACAACTGCCGTAACAAGGTTAGAGATTTTAGCCCTAGACTCAGGTGTAATGGTATTATTTTCATCCTCAAAGTCATCCAGCACGATAAGATCGTACCTTTTATGTAATTTAGCTCCCCCACGTATACCAGAGAGGTTCGATTTGCTAATAAGCTTAGTGCCATTCTTAAGTTCAATATCATCTTCTGTCCATTTTCTCCCTTTTAAGTCCCCAAAATAATAACGTATCTTATCGTTAAATTCTATATGATACTTGATGTAGTCAAGGTTTGGTACGCTAATTTTGCTAGAAGCTGCAACCCACCCATAGAAGAGTGGTTCCTTAGTAAAGCAGAAATCATGCATAATGGAGCATTTAGTGAGCACAGTCTTGCCATGACCTCTAGGTAGAATAACTGCAAGTTCCCTGATTGATAAGTCGTTAACTGCATCAGCTACCTGGTAATGAAAGAACGGAGTCTCACTCCGCATAAAGTCATCTGGTAAAAAGAGCTTACCGAATGCAATAAGGTCTTCCTGTGCAAGCTTAAGCTGTTCTTCTGCTTCAGAAACATTTCTAGAGTTTATATTAGCCACTGCCCTCTATAATGAAATGATCCTTAGCTGTATCTATCATCTCCTGATAGTCACCTCCGTGCATTCCATCGGCTTGATCCCCTATATAATAATAAAGCATCTGCCAGTTGTCACTGAACTTACCCTTACCTTTAGGTATGCCAGAAGTAGCATCTTCAGATCTAAGTTTCAGTAGTTCAGGGTTGAGCCAGTCTAGGTAGTTGCGAAAAGACACCTTTTCCTTGTCTACATTCGGATCGAGCTCATACGCCTTATTCAGTAGTTTCTCATCAACGCCAGCTGCCATCTTCTGTTCATTAGGGGCCAAGTCCATGGAATACGCGGAATAATTTATAGCCCCACCATCTATCGCCTGGTCTGGGGATACCTGTTGCATATTATTAAAAGCGTGGTTATCTTGATCCATCATCCTTGTTCACCTCCTCTAGTTCAGGTCTTTGGACGTCCTCTAAAGCTTCAGGGGTAAAACCCTGAAATAGAGCTCCAGAAACCTGTGTAATTTTTACTTGGTTCTTATCTTCTAAATCTAATATATCTGAGAGCTTAAACAAGGCTTTTAGCCTTGTATCTGCCTTCTCTGCTGTATCAGCCTCATCTTTTATGCCTTTAAGTACAGACTCCTCATCTATACCTAAGTCTTTACATATTGGTTTCAATTCTTCCTTCATTGCAGTGAGTACCCTCTCTGTTTTTACAAGTTTACTAGACTTATGCAAGGCATACCGTCGATTGTTAGTAGGGTATGCTTTTAAATATGCATCTGTGGGGCTCATGCCAGATGCTAAGAACTGGACAAACACAAGTTCATAGCGGGTTAGTTTGGTCCGGTCCAAGAGGATGTCATCTGGTCTTTTACCTCCACCTATAGTGTAGATATTGACCCTTCGGCTAGTGTCCATTTTCACTTTAGGGCTTGCGAGAAAAGTTCCCGTACATGTACCCACATATCCTCTGACCTTAGTCCTTCCGTATCTTTGTGTCATCTTTCCCTGCCTTAGCACCTGGATGATACAACCATCATCTGCCCTGACCCAATCGCCTGCGCGACTATAGCGCCAGTCACTGATAGTTTCGAGCCCAATTGGTACTTCATCTTCCGACTCATAAACCTCATGCTCTACCCCATTAACCCGATAAGTCCTCATTAGCCTCCCTGGTTATAGCGGCCTTAAAGCCGGCATTAAATGCTTTTTTCATCTCTTGCAAGCAAGGGCGCTCCTCACTTGCCTTCTTTATACTTCGCAATTGGATACCTGTAATATATAGAACCAGTCTCTTCTCCATGAATACGAGCACCTTTAGTGCTATGTTTCTCATCCACCGGATGAGGGTTACCACTATACGGTCAAGTATGGTAAGCTTTAGTTTGTTTTTTCATGGTTTTTTACCTTTATTATAAGGAAGCCAACTATTAAGCTTCTCTTTACGCTTATTACAGCCTTCACAAGGCTTAATGCCAGTAAAACCAGCAATAAGTCGAGCCAATGTATCTCCTACACCGCTATCTAAACCTTTTTTGTTACAATCTTTACAAGCCATTCTCTACCTCTATATAGTTATCAAGTAGTACATTAGCAGGGTTTATTTCCCATTTCCCACGTTTGACAAGTGTTAAGCGCAGTCAAACGTATGTACCCTACTTACAAGCACCTACAAAAGAGTCTCCTCTGTAGACCTAATAGCCCTACGCTTCAGCTATATCTTTCATAAGCTCAATAGCCTCTTCAGAAGTTATTCTCTCCCAGTCATCCACTTCTAAAGAACCATAAGTAAGAGTCTTAATAGCATCCTCTGCTACCTCTTCAGAGATATACTCTATCTCTTCTGTTTCTTCATTATAAGCAATAACTAAGGTATATACTTTCATAATAACTCCTTTTTAAGCTAATAGTTAAACTAACTAGTAATAATTTATTACCTTTAAGTAATACGATGCAAGCTTTTTTTTCAAGCGTAAGTACCTGTAAAATAGCGACTTAGTAAATACAGACCAGCGAGTCGGTATCTCAGCATCGGATCCAGAGTACTTATTCTTCATAAAGTCTGCAAATCTATCTGTATCCCCATTATAGCTCATATAGTCAGATAGCACTTGAGATATATCATAAACAGCTTTCTGGTTATTCTCTATCTGCAGAAAGAGTTGGTCCATATAGCTCAGTATCTCTTTGTTTGTCGGTGGCTTCTTCATCTTTCTCTTCATAGTCTTTCCCCTTATAATGTTCATGATCTACTTCACAGTAATCAGGACAACTGTACCCAGCCATAGGGTTATCATCCAAATAATCTCCTAACTTCACTAAGCCTAAAAAGAGTAGCCCTAACATAATGTTGGCTACTTCTTCTCTGATTCCTCCACTTTCCTGCCAAGAGTAAACGCCCATGCTGCCATGTTCAGTGCCCCAAGCGGGAGTAAGAAAAAAGATGCACCAATAAAGTAATAGTAGAAATTTGCTATACCTATTATTAAGTTGAACCATCTTACTGCCTGAAATATATCGTTTCTAGTTATCATATCCATAATATACAACTAATATACGGATCAGAACAAGACATATATGTGACCTGTAGCACTAACTTTTAAAAAATGTAGCATTTTAGTGTGTGGTGTTTCATCCAAGGTACACCCCTATTGGGTGTTTTTTTGTTATCTCATTTACGTTATATTTGATTTGACTTTTTGAGTTATTTTATGTATATCTTTTAATCTTTTAACTAATAATAAGGAGAACTAACAATGGCATCAAGCCGTGATATATTCGCTGCATCTCAAACTATTAGACGCAACGTACAAGACCTAGAAATAGGTGAAGACTCTAGAACTGCACTGGAAGCTACAATGGTAGCTAACGCTGCGGCTGGACGAGTGAACGAAGCTGCAATAATTATGCAGATGTTAGGCAGGACAAGCAAGGAACTGGCTATGGACGAGATTCTCAAGAGTCTTAAAGAAGTAACAGCAGCTATTAACAAGCCAGAACCTGTTACAGAGCCGATAGACTATGATAAGCTAGCAGTAGCTATTAACAAGCGGTCACATACTCAGTGATTAGCACCAGGATAACGGAGAGAGGGAAACCCTTAAGTGGAGCATCCTCTCTTCACATCCTATTAGTATAACTATTATATAAACTATATGATTATACTAGCTCTATGAAGCCTTATATATTTACTAGTGGTTACACTATAATGATATGATACTATTCTAACTATATATATAACATATTACCTGATAAATATTATAACATACAACTGTATTTACTCTATGAGACACTAGTAATAATTTCTATAGATGCCATTATTATGGTATCAGTCATACTATCTGAACTGGTCAACTGCTGAAGATACACGAAGTGTTGGTAGCAAGAAGATAACCATAAGGTAAGACCTTAAAGGCATGTATAATATGATATGGTGCATGTATCTCTAAGCCAACACATAACAGTGTATCGTTACTAGCATGTAACACACTAGGATACTATGCTTTAAACAGAGCTAAGGGAGAGATATCCCATCAATGTCTCTCCCACTAGCTATACTTTAACTATGAGAGAGTAATGGAAGGGTCAAACTGAATCATGACTGGGGC